AACTCAAAAAGAGAATTGAAATTCTCGAAGCGCAGGTTAAAGAACAAGACCAGAAGATAAACGATATACTTATTCGCTTGTCAGTTCCAACAAACACACCAACGCTAATAGCGAAAGAAAAGAAGTCACCATTCAAGAAGCCAACAGTCGTAGAGATATTCGACTACGCGTGTGAGAAGTTAAGCAAGGACGATGCGCTTGTATTTACCGAGAAATTTCATGCACACTATGAAGCCAACGGTTGGAAGGTGGGAAGGAATCAAATGAAGGACTGGAAGGCTGCCGTTCGGACGTGGGACTTAACTAAATTTGCAACAACAAACCAAACTCAAACTAAAATCAAAAATGGAAAATTCGATTCCGATGCTGCGCAACGCATCTACGCAGACGCTCACAATTACACAAAGGATTGATCGTGCAGAACGCGAAAGCGCGTTTGTAGCCGACTACGACCTTCCGACATTCGTTAAACTTTGCTCGAAGGTTTGCGCTATGTACGGAATAGCACTTCCAGAAGCGCAACTACTCCAGATGCTGCACGAATTTATAGGTAAACACTTTCGTTGGGTGACATTTGAACACTTCAACCTTGCGTTCGAACTAAATGCAGCAAACGAACTGTCAAAGAAGTGCGAACACTTTGGAGCGTTGAGCGTGTCTTTCATTGGTGACGTTTTGACGCACTACAAACCACACAGAGACAAGGCGAATCTACAAATTCAGCGTGAAATAGCGCAATCAATAGAAGCAAAATCACAACAAATAAAAGAAAACGAAATGGCGGTGAACGACGACAGCTGGAGAAGAATGTTGAAAGAAGATATTGACAGCTTCAAACAAGGCAAATACACGACTTTAGAATTGCGAGGTGTGTCAATGATGCGGTGGCTCGAAGAAAGTAAGCGTATAACGGCTGAAACATTCACAGATGAAGAATACAATCTTTGTAAAGCGAAGGCACGAAAGACAGTCTTCAATGAACAGCAACTTTCAAAAGGAATGGTTGAGCGAATGAGCGACAGGAAGCGTCAACTACTCAAAGAATCGATTCAGTTTGAAGGCTTCCGTGAGTTGTACAAACTTTATTTGTCAAAGCAATGAAGCACGGCTCACTATTCAGCGGAATCGGTGGATTCGATTTAGCTGCCGAATGGATGGGATGGGATAACATCTTTCACTGTGAGTGGATGCCATTTCCTCGCAAAGTTTTAAATCATTATTGGCCTAATTCTATAAGTTATGAAGACATCACAAAAACAGATTTCACTATTCACCGAGGAACAATTGACATCCTTACCGGTGGATTCCCTTGCCAACCATACTCAAGCGCAGGCAAGCGACTTGGGAAAGAGGACGAGCGACACCTCTGGCCGCATATGCTCAGAGTCATTTCAGAAGTTAAGCCAACCTACGTCGTGGGCGAAAACGTTCGTGGACTTACTAATTGGAATGGGGGAATGGTCTTCGAAGAAGTGTGCGTTGACTTGGAAAGTCAAGGGTACACCGTACAACCGATATTATTGCCAGCTTGTGCCGTTGGCGCACCGCATAGACGCGACCGAATTTGGTTCGTTGCTTCCGACACCTTGCGCGTTCGACAGCACGAACGCTCGTGCGACAATGAAGAGCAGCCAAATAAAAGAAGGTTCAATGCACTCAATGACACTTCCGAGAATGTTGAATATGGGATTGCTTCCAACACCAAACGCATTGAAGGAAGGAATGATGTATTCAATGCACGAAATGGGTGGATCCAAGAATTGGACAAGAAAATATTCTGGAATGAATTTCCGACTCAACACCCCGATTTGTAGCGGAGATGATGGGCTTTCCCCCAAATTGGACGGAATTACCTTTCCTAAATGGCGACAAGAATCATTAAAGGGTTACGGCAATGCAATCGTTCCACAGGTTGCTTATGAAATTTTCAAGGTAATACAAAGACTAAATGCAACCGTATAAACCAACATACCTGCCGCGTCAAATCGAAGCGTTGAACTACTTGAACACCGATAGCATCGTGGAGCAAGTTCTTTATGGTGGCGCGGCAGGGGGTGGCAAGACAAAGCTCGGTTGTATGTGGCAGATACAACGCCGTTTGAAGTACGCAGGGACACGTTCTCTTATTGGACGTAGCAAATTAGACACTTTGAAAAAGACGACGTTAAACACGTTCTTTGAAACGGCTGAGGAGTTTGGATTGATAGCGAATAAACACTACACGTTCAACGGACAATCCAACGTGATAAAGTTCTTCAACGGAAGCGAAATTGTTTTGAAAGACTTGTTCGCTTACCCTTCGGACGTAAATTTCAATTCACTTGGATCGTTAGAAATTACAGATTACTTTATTGACGAGTGTTCCGAAGTAACTGAAAAGGCGGTCAGCATCGTTCACTCCAGATGCCGTTACAAGTTAAACGAGTTTGGGTTAATTCCCAAAGGTTTCTTGTCGTGCAATCCTGCGAAAGGGTGGCTTTACAACGAGTTCTACATGAAGAACAACCGAAACGAATTGCCTTCACACCGCGCGTTTGTGCAAGCGTTACCGCAGGACAATCCATTCTTACCTGTGGCTTACATTGAATCGTTACGTCGCCTTCCCGAATACGACCGCAAAAGACTTTTAGAAGGGAACTGGGAGTTCGACGACGACAGCGACAAGTTATTTCAAACGGAGAACTTACTTCGAATGTTCCGCAACGAAGTAATCAATGAAGGCAAGAAGTATATCACAGCCGACATAGCGCGATTCGGTAAGGACAGAACCATTATTTGCGTTTGGGAAGGTCTAACTATCATCGACATAATTGAGTTGAATAGAGCCGCTATTGACGAAGTTGTTAACCGCATACGCCTTGTCATGAAAGACCACTCAATTCTTCTGCAAAATGTTATCGCAGATGAAGACGGCATCGGCGCGGGAGCCGTTGATTATTTGAAGTGCGTAGGATTCCAAAATGGATCAAAACCAAAGCACGCGCAATACCAAAATCTCAAAAGCGAATGTTACTATAAATTGGCGCAATATGTTGAAGAAAATAAGCTCACTATTTTAGTGAACGGACGCAAGGAACAAATCGTCAAGGAGCTGGAAATGATTAAGCGACACCGCGCGGACGTGGAAGGAAAATTGCAAGTAACCCCGAAGGATGTAATCAAGAACCGCGAAGGCATTTCTCCAGACGTTGCAGACGCGATAATGATGCGAATGTATTTCGAACTTAATCCTTCTTATGGTCAGTATGTTGTAGGTTAGCATAAGTTGGTTATATTAGCACAAATAAAACAAAACAAATGAATAAAATAATGAGTAAATTTTTTAAAGGAACTGAAATTGCGATTGCGATTCTTCTTTTTATTGCACTTGGGTATTCAGTTATTACTGGAACTGAAATAGGAAAAGTTATAGACGTTGATTTTTGGACATTATCCTATCTAATTTCATTAACCACACCTCGTATTCTTAGCGAATCTGAAGACGAAAAAACAGAACAAGAATGAAACAAACACCACTATACACGTCACTAAAAATGACACAGGAACGCGAACGCGAAATTGTGAACTCAATGGCGACGTATTTTCAACAAGGAAAGGTTCTTGGCGACATTCTCCTTGAACTTTCACAGCGCAAGGATATGAACGCAAAGGAGAAAGTATATCTTGCGTTAATGATAGGTTCAATGATGTCTAAACCGAATGAACAAAAGTAATTTACTCACGCAAGTTGTCGCTGAATTAGAAGCGCGTGAAGCGAAGGGAATTGAAACGTACGGAACAACGTTAGACCGAACCGACTTAACGCGCTCAGAATGGCTGCAACACGCGTACGAGGAAGCGTTAGACCTTGCGTTGTATTTGAAGAAACTAAAAATTGAAGAAGATGGAAATTAACAAAACACCTGTTGCATACTTTTTTCACGAGTTAGCCGACATAAAAAAAAATGTTCCTTATGAATTACAAGCCGAAACTATTACGAACTTATATGCTTATTGCAGACGCGTAGAAAAAGAAATGCTAATTGAATTTGCTGAATTTGTAGCGAAATACCCAGACAAAAATAGAAACGCAAACAATGAAATGTTACACGCAAAATCGAAGTACGACGGAGCAGAAAGGACGGTTGATTTATTAGACGAATTTTACATTCAAAACTTTAACGAATATGCCAGAAAGCAAAACTAAAAAAGGAATCTGCGTCTACTTACACAAAGACCTGTGGAACGAGATTGACGAGAAACGCGGAGAGAATAGTCGCAACACTTTCTTAAGTGAGGCGATTGAGTTCTCAATGAAGTTCTACGTCCCAGAATCTAAAATAAAACACTCAGAACAAACGTCGACAAAATAGCGACGGACGACGTTACGACTAAAGCGCGGTTTCTGCGCTTTTTTTGTTTGTCTAACTTTTTGTTTTCAGACGTTAGGTTGTTAATTTCTTCGTTCAACACATCGGTCTTTTGTTCATAAGCACCGACCGTTTCTTGCAAGTTGTTTATCTTTCTTTCCTCGATGTTTATTTGTTCCTTCAAGTTGTTAATCACGAGCGAATCAGCAGCAATAACGCTATCGCAGGAGTTCACCAAAGTGATAACATCAACGCGATTAATAGTATCTCGAACAATAACAATATCACGAGTTCTTTGATAGGTGGTTTTGGCTGAAGATTGAGTGGTTTCATAGTATGCAAGTTGTTCTTTTAGTTCAAGTGTTTCTTCGAGAAGCATCTGGTATTCACC